GACCTATCAGAGAAAACACTTGATGGTGAAAGTTATATTACATTTCAACCAAACACATTAATCTATGCTGTGCCATCTGATTCTAAATTGGCAAAGACAATGCAGGCTGCACAGCTGGGTGTTGTGTTTCATACTTCATATACAGGTAAAACATTTGCTGATATGAAGGCGTCATTCAATATTGACATTAAGAATTTAACACCAACTAAAGATGTTTGGTTCCGTGATGCATATTTCACCGATGCATCTGGTACTGCATCATTCACAGAAGATGAAACAAAACAAATAACTTCTATTCTGTCCTCTATTGGTGCAATATTCAAACAAACAAACACCATGTCTATTGGTAGAATATCTGGTAACGATACAATCAGAGAATACATTAAAACATTTAACAATACCAAAGTGCGTGAAGGTCAAAAGATTACTAATACTGCCGCACACACAAAAGAATTGTTAAAGTGGGTTGAAGAAAAACTAAACAAAGATATTGTTTCTGCAAAGATGGAGAAGACAAAGAGAGCAAAAACCATGATTAAGAATGAAGTCATGCGTACTCTCCGTGGTGCTGCAAATGATTTGAAGAACATATTCGATATACAAAATGGTATGGTTGATGCCAAGAATATGATTATCAAAAAACTACAGCAGATGAAACAAGTTACAAGTACATTCGTACAAACAGAAGACGGTTTCAAAGTGACAAATCCAGAAGGTTTTGTTGCAGTTGATAAGTTATCAGGTAATGCAGTTAAGTTGGTAGATAGACTTGAGTTCTCTCACCTGAATTTTACCGCTCAGAAAAATTGGAGTAAGTGATGGCATATGATATAAATAAAATTCTTGCAGAGTATGGAGATAATGATTTTGGTTTCTCTGCGGTATCAGAAGAAGAATATAATGCGGTCATTGCAGAAAAAGATGAGACAGTAGAAGAATACAAAGTACGATTGGCACAAGTAGAAAAACTTATTATGCCGTTCTTAACTAACTTATTAAAGACTGCTGACAAACCATACATCAATTGGCCTAATCGTAAACCAATTCTTGAGGCTCAGATTCAAAAAATTCTTACATTGACAAGAGGATAAAATGTTAGGTGCAATTAAACGTATAACAAAATCAAAAGGTGATGTAATTGCTCATACAGTTAAGAGTATACAAAATCCTCCAACGATTATGCAACATCGGTCTAAGCGTGACAGAGAACGAGAAGAACAATTAAAGTATAGAGATATTGCTAAAAGAGAGAGTGTTAGTCCAGATATTTTACCTAAAGCAGGTGCAGGACAAGATGGTACGAATACATTGGTGAATACATATAAGAGTGACACACCAGGTCAAGGTAAGTTAAAGAGTTTTAAACAACATACGAAATAAATAATTTTTTGTTATGAATAATGTGAATAAAATACTTGTAGTAGGTAAGAATAGTTTTATTGGCCAAAACTTTTCTAACCAGTCAAGCAACATAGATTTAATCTCCCACAAAGAAATCAGCACAACTGATTTTTCATCCTATGGTACAGTTTTTAATTGTTCCATATCACCAGACTTCAGAACAAAAAAATACGAAGAACAAAACAATATAGATTTTATTGTTGCCAAAAAGTCACATGAAAATGCATGTCATTTTGTTATGTTAAGTACTCGTAAGGTTTATGGCCAATCGGATGATTTGATTACCTATACCGAAACATCTGAAATTAAACCTATTGATAATTATGCGGAAAACAAATACATCACCGAAGATAAAATAAGAAATAATTTTGACAACTATACCATTCTGAGAGCTTCAAATGTTTTCGGCAATGAACATGGAAGAAATTCTTTTTTAGGATTTTGCTTGACACAATTAAAGAAAAATGATAAAATAGTGTTTGAATTGAGTGAACAAATCAAAAGAGATTTTATTCTTGTGGATGAAGTTTCTAGGGTGTTGAAAATTATATGTGATTCCAAGAAAACAGGCACATATAATTTAAGTAGTAATTATGGTTTAAAAATAGGTAATGTAGCTAGAAATTTAATTGATGGTTATAGTTCTGGTAGTTTTGAATATGGTGATAAAATAACAGACCAATTTATTTTAGATAATAATAAATTACAGTCCGAATTTCACATAGAAATTAAAAAAAATTATACGAATGAATTGAAAATGATTGGAGAAAATTTATGCAAGATTTAGTTATTAGTGCAGTTTCGTCTTATGAATATCACAGATTAGAGAATTGGGTAAACTCTCTAAATTCTTGTGGGTTTACTGGCCGAAAAGTTATGATATGTTTTAATGTATCAGACTACACAGTTAAAAAGTTAACAGATAATGGTGTTGAAGTTATTCTTGCAAGTAACAAAAGAAACGCAAATGATGACGGATTCTTATACATGGAGAATTTTGGTTATCAAGTTCCTATGGCTAGACATTTCGTTAATTGGTATTTTCTTAAAAAGTTTACTGATATACGATATATAATTTCAACCGATTGTGTTGATGTAGTTTTTCAATCAAATCCTTCAGATTGGTTAGAGAAAAATCTAGGCGATAAGAAACTAAATTGTGGTGGTGAAGGTCTCAAATATAAAGATGAGGCTTGGGGTAATGAGAATATGAACAGTACATTTGGTCCTGTAATTCATTCATATATGCAAGATATGCCAATATTCAATGCAGGAACAATGGCAGGAGATTACACAACTTTTATTGACTTCTCAATGGCAGTATTTCTTGCAATACAATATTCTAAAGAACCTATGCCAGACCAAGCAGGTGTGAATTTGATGTTGTCATTAGAACCATATAAATCAATTACTAAGTTTAATGGCCACGATTCGAATTGGGCTTGCCAATGCGGAACAACAGTTGACCCTAATAAAATAGATTCTTTTAGACCAAATTTATTATGTACTGAACCACAATTTGATGGTGAGTATGCGGTAAATAGTAAAGGTGAACGATATGTGTTGTTACATCAATACAATAGAGTTCCGAAGTGGAAAGAAATAGTTGATAAAAAATACGGTACAAAATAATATGAAAATAGGATTTAATTGTTCTTCATTTGATTTGTTTCATGCTGGTCATGTAACAATGCTGAAGATGGAAAAAGAATTGTGTGATTATATGAAAGTCGCATTGCAAGTTGATCCATCTATTGATAGACCAGGTATTAAAAACAAACCAAGTCAATCGGTATATGAACGATATGTTCAATTGCAAGCCTGTAAGTATGTAGATGAAATTCTTCTATATGATACAGAAGCGAGTTTGTTGAATTTAATCAAAACACAAACAATACATATTCGATTCCTTAGTGAAGAATATTTGAGTAGGGATTTCACTGGCAAACAATACTGTTTAGAGAATGGTATTGAATTACACTATCATAAAAGACAGCACACATTTAGTTCAACTGAATTAAGGAATCGTGTTTATCTTTTAGAGAAAGAACGATTGGAAGAAAAACCAATACAAACTGATTTACCACACTCACCAGAATTACTTAAAAAATATGGTGATATGAATTTTGTCCCACCATATAAATGAGATTATAAAATGAAAAGTTTAATATTTTGTGCAGCCGGAGTACCAATGAGTTTTCATAGGGATTATGATACAGAAAATCATTGGAGATATACTAAAGATACAAGAATGTATGAAACTGTTGTATATCAATATAAAGATTTTGATATAGAACCAAATTCATATGATTATCTATTTAAAGGCACTGGTTGGAAATGGGAGATAGCCAAACAGTTCCTTGATACCTTTGATTGTCAAAACTATGAATACATTGGTTTTTGGGATGATGATTTGGTAACTGACATTCAAAGTGTTAACCGTGCATTAACTATAGCAAAAGAAAAAGATATCAAATTATTTCAAATGTCATTAAATGCTGATTCTGAAAAACAACACATAGTCACATTTCAAAACCACGACAAAAAATATGCATTGACAAATTTTGTTGAGGGTATGGGTACTTTTGTACATTCTTCTATGATACCTACTTTTATGAAATTTTGGAAACATCACGAAGTAAAAAGTGGTTGGGGATTTGATATTGTTCTATCTTCCATATTGAAAGCTAAAACAGGCATAATGCATGAGGTTAGTATGCATCATGTGCCAAAACACAATCCTTATTATGATAAGTCGGCAGCATTTGCTGAGATGGATCATATTTTAAGAGAAGTGTATCCTAAATTTATGAAGGATACATATAATGAAGAAGTTGGTCCGTATAACGAATCACAAACTGAATATGAATTTACAATTAAGGTATAATAATGGAAATAATTAACGCAAGTGCGATAATGAAAAAGAAGAAAACTATTCCTGAAGACAAGGTACAGGGTCGTAGTTATACCAGCAACGCAACTAAGTTGTTGAAACACATGGATAGATTACAAATCATCCAAGATGGTGGTAGACCAAAGCCTGTGATGTTTCACATGTCACCTGCAAACCCATGTAATCTAACCTGTTCATTTTGTTGTTTTGCAAATCGTTCAATGAAAGAGATGCTGACACTAGACCAAATGAAATCTGCAATTGACCAGTTTGCAGACCTTGGTGTTCTAGGCATGGAGTTTACAGGTGGTGGTGAACCAACATTACATCCACAACTAGATGAAGCGATTTCTCATGCACATAGTCGTGGAATAAAAATTGGTATCTGTACGAATGGTTCACGATTGAAGAAAGTTAAGAACTGGCACATGTTGTCATGGGTAA